ATTTATATGTAAGTCTTTCAGGCAGATACACTAAAGCTTTAGCGAGAGCAATGGCTTATACAAAACAAGTTAAGTCTGCTGCTCCGTTGAATAACGGCTTTACAAATTCATTCCAATCTGGAGATGGGGTCAACCTATTTACAGCAAGTGGTGATGGAGTAACAGGTGGAGATGGTCACCCTCTAGTATCTGGCGGTAAGAACTCTAACAGACCAGTTACAGGTGCAGACTTGAATGAAACTTCATTAGAAGACAACATCATTCAAATCAGCAAATGGACTGATGAGAGAGGTCTTAAAATTGCAGCTAGAGCTAGAAAGCTAATCGTTCCAACTGATTTGCAATTTGTTGCAACCCGTCTATTAGAAAGCGAGTACAGAATCGGTACTGCTGACAATGACATCAACGCTATCAGAAACAATGGTGTTATACCAGAAGGCTATTCAGTTAATCATTATTTAACTGACACTAATGCCTACTTCATAACAACAGATGTTCCTGATGGAATGAAGCACTTTGTCAGAAGTCCAATGACTACAAGCATGGATGGAGACTTCGATACTGGTAATGTTAGATACAAAGCTAGAGAAAGATATTCCTTTGGAGTATCTGACCCGCTTGGTATCTTTGGTTCACCAGGCTCAAGCTAAGATAAGGAAGGGGAGCTTTGCTCCCCTTTTTTTCGTATCTAGGGATTTTTTTTATTTATCTATCAACTGCCCTAGCAGACATTTGCCAAGATGATAGATTCTTTTCCTTTAGGAGGAAATTATGGCTAACACAACTTTTGATGGACCAGTAAGGTCTGAGAATGGCTTTAAAGTCATTTCTAAAAATTCTAGTACAGGAGCAATAACTGATGTTGTAAACATTGCATCTACAGGTATTGTTACCAATAAATTTCAGAAGCACGTAGGTTTTGCAACTGGAGTAACAGTTAATACCACAGCAGGAGATTCTCCATCTATTGGTGAATTTACACAACCAGCAAATACAATCATCACAGATATTAAAATCTTTTGTGACACCTCTCCAGTTATTGGAACAGGTGACATAGGCTATGAAGTCGGAACTTCAAGTTCTGGTGCACAAATTGTTGCAGCAGTAACTGATGAAATACTTGATGGCGGTACAACTGTTGTTGAGCATAATGTAACTACTACTACTTTAGTTGCACAAACTCAAAGCGGTACAACTGCTCCAGCTTCTGTTCAATACACATCTGCTGCAAGAACTATTTTCTGTAACATTACTAATACAGTAGATGCTACAACAGCAGGTTCTTTCACATTTATTATTGAATACGTACAAATCGCATAAGGAGTAAATTATGGCTGATGCAGTAACTACACAAACCATCATAGATGGTGAAAGAAACTGTATTATGAAGTTTACCAATGTCAGTGATGGCACAGGCGAATCCGCAGTAGCTAAAGTAGATGTATCTGCTTTATCTTCTAATTCAGCAGGCACTGCTTGTTCTGAAGTTAGAGTATTGCGAGTTAGTCATGCCATCGTTGGTATGTCCGTACAATTATTTTTTAATGCTAGTTCTAATGTTTTATTAATGGAATTAGCAGAGAGTAGTAATGGACACATGGAATTTGGCGAGTTTGGTGGTATTCCAAATAATGCAGGTAGTGGAAAGAATGGTGACATTCTATTTACTACAAAAGGACATAGTTCAGGTGATACCTATTCTATAGTTCTTGAAATGGTAAAAGTTTATTCTGACTAAGGAGTAATTATGGCAAATAAAAAAGACTATGTAGTTTCTGAAACAGGTGAATTTCCTGCACAGTATAAAGTTCTACATTTAGATGAAGATGGTATATACAGACCTATTTTTGGTCCTGACCCTGATTTAGAAGACGCACAACGTAAGTGTGACGAAATGAATGGTGTCAGAGCTAGAAATGAAGATGGTCACTATGTGGCTGATGACCCATCTACACCTGATGTTAATGAAGCTTATGTTGGTGGCAAAACACCTAAGAAGAAAACTGCTAAAAAGAAAACTGCAAAGAAAAAAAAATAATGCTAAATGAACTCTTACTTGCTGAAGAAATTAGGAAGTGGAGTGCAGAAGTATTAGAGATACCTTGCAATAAACATAATGATTTACCTGCTTGTCCTTTTGCTAAAAACTCATGGGACAAACAAAAAGTTAAATGTGTTTTAGGTAAGGGTGGTCTTTGGAAAGATATAATTACTTACATTGAAAACTTTGATGATACTTATGATGTTGTTATTTATTGTGGCACTGACTACGAAGACATAACAGCAGAAGAAGTAGAAGAAAGAATAATGTTACTTAATGAATATGCAGTACCGAGAAATCTTTGGGTTATGGGTGCACACCCTGATACAGAGATATCTCATGCAGCAGACCAAGAACATTTTGTACCTATGTCTGATGAAGATTACTATCAGATATTTATACAAAGGTTAGATATTTTAGTTAAAGCTTCTGATAATATAAAAGCCAAGGGATATTATCAGAATTATATAAATGAAGACTTTAAGAGTCTTGTAAAATCGAGGAAAAACAAATGGCAAAAATGGATAAAGCAAAAGTAAAGAAAGCTAAAACTATGCGTGGCGGTATGAAAACCAAAATGGAGAAGAAATCTGGTGGAATGAAAACCAAAATGCAAAAGAAAGGCATGGGCAAAAAACTTTCTATGCAAAAGAAAGGTGGCATGAAAGTAGAAAACTTCAAAGACATGATGTTTAAAAAGTTTGGTGGTAAAACATAAACCAGTAAATATTTTTAAATGTCCAGAGCTAAAAAGGATTCCCGCCTCAGTAGGGCGGGAGTTTCTGGTTATAACAAGCCTAAGAGAACACCTAACCATCCTAAGAAGTCTCATATAGTTGTCGCAAAAGAAGGCGACAAAGTTAAGACTATTAGGTTTGGACAGCAAGGTGCTAAGACGGCAGGTAAACCTAAGAAAGGTGAGTCTAGAAAAACAACCATGAAACGTAAATCTTTTAAGGCTAGACATAGAAAGAATATAGCTAAAGGTAAAATGTCAGCAGCGTATTGGGCGAATAGAGTCAAATGGTAATGACAAGAGCAAACTTTAAAGTTATGACTCGCAGTGCTCCTGCTAGTAAGAAGAAGCATAATGAAAAGAAAAAGAGACCCAAAAAAGGGAACAGGTAAAAAACCTAAAGGTAGTGATAGACGTTTGTATACAGACGAAAATCCTAAAGATACAGTTTCAATTAAGTTTGCAACACCTGCTGATGCTAGAGCAACAGTAGCTAAAGTTAAAAAGATTAAAAAACCTTTTGCTCGTAAAATACAAATACTAACAGTATTAGAACAAAGAGCTAAAGTGTCAGGTAAAAACGAACAAGCAAAAATAGCTAAACAAGGTAAAGAAGCTATTAGAAGAAAGGAAGGTAAATAGATGGCAACAAGTGGAACTACAGCATTTAACTTAGACCTCTCCGATATAATGGAAGAGGCATACGACTTATGTGGTTTGGCTATGCGTTCTGGTTACGATTATAGAAATGCAAGGCGTGCTTTAGATTTAATCTTTTTAGAATGGCAAAACAAAGGTCTTAACCTTTGGACAATAACACAAGATACACAAACTTTAACAGCAGGTACTAGCACGTATGCTGCTAATACAGCAGCATTAGAAGTAGTGGATGCTTTTATAAGAACTGATTCTGGTGATACATCAAAACAGTTTGACCAACAACTTACTAGAATATCTAGAACAGAATATAATCATCAAGCTAAAAAACTTAATAAATCTAAACCTACACAGTTTTTTGCAGATAAAGGAACAGGCGGTATAAATATAGTTTTATGGTCTACGCCTGATGATGCTCAAACTTATACATTGGTTTATGACTATATAAAGCGTATAGAAGATACAGGAGCACCAGCATCTAATAACGCAGATGTTCCAGCAAGATACTTGCCATGTTTGACTTATGCTTTAGCTTTTAACATAGCGTGTAAATCACCTGAAGCACAGTTGAGAATACCTATGATTAAGGCTCGTTATGATGAATTATGGAATGAAGTATCAGATGCTGATAGAGAAAGAGCATCTGTAAAATTTGTTCCTAACGCAGGCGTTTATTAATATGGCATACGCAATAGCAAAAAAAGCTTTAGGTATTTGTGACAGATGTGGTTTTACATATAAGTTACAAGACTTGCAGTATGAAATAGAAGACCAAACTAGAAATGGTTTGAAGGTATGTGATTCTTGTTTAGACCCTGACCATCCACAATTACAAGTTGGTAAATTAAATACGGCTGACCCACAGGCTTTATACGAACCAAGAACAGATAGTGGAGAAGAGTCTTCTACTCTTTACTTTGGTTTTAAACCAGTTAATAGTACAGGTATGGTAATGCGTGGTGGTGTAGGCAAAGTAACTATAAGCATAGGTTGATATGACATATTCAGAATTAAAAAGTCTTATACAGAATTATTTACAAAATACAGAAACTACGTTTGTTTCTGATTTGCCCAATATAATAGAACAAGCAGAAGAAAGAATATTAAAGTCTATAAATCTACCTGTATTTAGAAAGAATGTTGCAGGTACGCTTACTTCAGGTAATCAGTATTTAGCAACACCTACAGATTTTTTAGATAACTATAGTTTATCTTTTACAAGTTCTAGTTCACAAAACTTTTTATTATATAAAGATGTAAACTTTATAAGAGAGGCATATCCTAATGCTTCTACATCAGGAACGCCTAAACACTATGCTTTGTTTGATAATACTTCTTTTATAGTTGGACCAACACCTGACAGTAGTTATACAGTTGAATTACATTACTTTTATAGACCTGCATCAATAACTGCTGGAGGTGATAGCGGTGATACATGGTTATCTACTAACGCAAAAAATGCTTTGCTATATGGTTCGCTAATGGAGGGTTACCTTTACATGAAAGGCGAACCTGACTTAATGATTAAGTATGAAGAAAGATTCATACAGGCACTTGCTAGATTAAAAGATTTAGGTGAAGCAGAAAATACTGTAGATACTTATAGAGATGATATGTATAGGATTCAAAGAACATAATGTTTAGCGTAAAGACAGAATCTACTATAGGGCAGGTAGCAGTTCAAACTACCCAAAATAAAGGTTTAAGTCCTGAATACTGGACTGAGAGAATAATGGAAAGAGTTGTCTCAGTTAGTGATAATGCTGACCCTATGGTTAAAGCACAGGCACAGGCTTTCAAAGAGCAAATAGAAAAGGTTATATTAATTTATATGAAACAAGCTATTTTAAGTGATAGGTCAACAGTAGCAGGTATGCTAGAAAAACAAGGTCACAAAGAAATGGCAGATATTATAAGGAGGCTGTAATGGCAATATCACAAGCAATGTGTACTTCTTTCAAACAAGAACTTTTGGAAGGTGTACATAATTTTAAAAACTCAGGCGGTAGTACATTTAATTTAGCACTATATACAAGTAGTGCTAGTTTAGGTGCTGGTACGACTGCATATACTACTTCTAATGAAGCTAGTGGAACTAACTACACAGCAAAAGGTGGTGCATTAACAAGAGTAGACCCTACTACTTCAAGCACAACAGCGTTTACAGACTTTGCTGATTTAACATTTAGTTCGGCAACTGTAACTGCTAATGGTGCTTTAATATTTAATGACTCTGCATCAGGAGACCCAGCAGTGTGCGTATTAGCATTTGGTGGTGACAAAACATCTACTAATGGTGATTTTACAATTCAATTTCCAACAGCAGACGCATCAAACGCAATTATTAGAATAGCTTAATAAATGGCTAATGTAACAGGTTGGGGTAGAGGCACTTGGGGTCAGGGCGAGTGGTCAAATCCTATACCTGTAGAAGTTACTGGTAATGTAGGTACTACTGCATTAGGTTCAGAAACAGTAGTTGCAAAAGCATTAGTTGCAGTTTCTGGTAATGTAGGTACAACAGCCGTTGGAAACTCTGTTGTAATTGGTGAAGCAGTACAAGGTGTATCTGCTGTAACTTCAACATCAGGTCTTGGTGACGAAAGTGTAATTTGTGCTGCTAATGTTTCAGTCACAGGAAATGTAGGAACTACATCTTTAGGTGCAGAAACTATAGTAGCAGGTGCTGTAACAGCAGTAACTGGTAACGAAGGAACTTCAGCACAAGGCACAGTAGTAGTACAAGCGGTAGCTGTTGTAGGCGTAACTGCTGTAGCTTCTACTAGTGGATTAGGTGATGAAAGTTTAATAACAAATAACAATTTAGCAGTAACAGGTTTTTCAGGAACTACTTCTTTAGGTAGTGTAACTACAACAGCTAAGGCTGTAGTCATACCAACAGGAGCACAAGGTGATGGACAAACAACAATAGTCAATGTTTGGGGATTAGTTGATAATTCGCAGACACCAAATTATAGTAATGTGTCTACAACTCAAGAGCCAACTTGGGAAGATGTAGCATAAATTTATAGGTATTAATTATGGCAACTTATGTAAATGATTTAAGATTAAAAGAGATAGCTACTGGCGATGAGTCAGGAAGCTGGGGAACATCGACAAATACGAATTTGGAGTTGATAGGTGAAGCTTTAAGTTTTGGAACAGAAGGTATAACAACCAACGCAGATACACATACGACTACAGTTGCAGATGGAGCAGCAGACCCTGGTAGAGCTATGTATCTCAAATACACAGGCACACTAGACTCTGCTTGTACTATTACGATTGCACCAAACACTATAAGTAGGATGCAATTTATAGAAAACGGTACTAGTGGTTCTCAAAACATCATAATTTCGCAAGGGACAGGAGCCAATATAACTATCCCTCCAGGCGATACTAAAGCAGTTTACCTAGATGGTGCTGGTAGTGGAGCAGCAGTAGTAGACGCTTTTGCTAGTCTTTCTACAGTAGACCTAAAAGTACAAGACGATTTAACAGTTACAGATGATGCCTCAATAGGTGGTGATGCTACTATAACAGGAACATTAGGAGTCTCAGGTTTACTAACTGCAAACGCAAATTTAACACTAGCTGGAACAACACCTACACTAACTATAGGTGATGCTGGAGCAGAAGATACTAAAATTGTTTTTGATGGCAACGCTCAAGATTTTTATATAGCACTAGACGATTCAGCAGACGATTTACTTGTAGGTTTAGGTAGCACAGTTGGAACAACACCAATTATTTCTATAACTGAGGCTGGTGCGGTTACACTCAAAAATGTAGGTACAGGGGACGATAATCCCATGGCTCTCACTCTACAGACATCTGAAACAGATATAGCAGCAGATGATGTTTTAGGAAAAATATCTTTCCAAGCTCCAGATGAAGGAACAGGGACAGATGCAATATTAGTAGCAGCAGCTATACAAGCAATTTCAGAAGGTGACTTTAGTTCTTCAAGTAACGCTACTAGCTTGGCTTTTATGACAGGAGCTAGTGAAGCAGCAACTACTAAAATGACACTTACTTCTGGTGGTAACTTAGGGTTAGGAGTCACAAGTCCAGAGGCTTTATTTGAAATAGAAGATGGTGGAACAAGCAAAGATATTTTGCAAAAAATAACTTTAGACAATGATGATGTATATGGATTAGTAGTTGGTAATGATAGTTACAGTACTACATCAGCAGATGGATTGGCAGTCACAGTTACCAATGCTGGAATTGTAGGTTTACAAGCAAGAGGCACAAGTTCTCAATTAGCATTTAGAACAGTTGGTACTGAAAGAGCTAGATTTACTGCTGATGGAACTCTTGTCATACACGATACAACTGCCCTAGCAAACACAACTATTGATGTTAGGGATGTTGATAATGTAACTTCATTTAACGTACAAAATAATTCTGCAGGCATACAAAGAAGCCAAGATGCTACAGCAGCACCTACTTTAGTATTTAACAAAGCTAGAGGTAGTTTAGGCTCAGAAGCAAACACAAATAACGGAGACTTTTTAGGCTCAATTAATTTTAGGGGTTATCACACCAATGGTTTTTACTCAGGAGCAACTATAGAGGCTAAAATTTCTGGTACACATGGCACAAGTGATATGCCAAGTGATTTAATATTTAGTGTATCTCCAGATGGTAGTTCTACACCCGTAGAAGCTTTTGGTATAAAAACTGATGATACTTGTCATGTAGGAGTCACAACTAATGGTGCAAGATTAGGTGGAGCAAAACTTAATATTTTCCAAAGCAGTACGTCAGTTACAGCACTAAACATAAGGACTGGTAGAGCTAGTGGTGGTATAGGTAGGGCAGTATCATTTCACGAAAATGCGAATGAATTTGGTAATGAAGTAGGTTCAATAGTTACAAATGGTTCTAGTACAATCTATGCAACAAGTTCTGACTATAGATTGAAAGAAAACGTAGACTATACATGGGATGCAACTACAAGATTAAAGCAATTAAAACCTGCTAGATTTAATTTTATTGCTGACAACACAAATACATTAGTAGATGGATTCTTAGCACATGAAGTTTCAAGTATTATTCCAGAAGCTATAATAGGTGAGAAAGATGCAGTTGATAGCGATGGTAATCCAGAACATCAAGGAATAGACCAATCCAAATTAGTTCCTTTATTAGTCAAAACCATACAAGAACTAGAAGCAAGAGTAACCACATTAGAAGGATAAAATTATGGCAATAAACTATACTTGGGATGTAAACACTTGTGATGTTTACCCCACAAAAAGCGGTAAATCAAATGTAGTACATAACGTGCATTGGAGACTAACAGCAACCGATGATGCTAATAACGATTCAGACGGCAATCCACAAAAGGCTAATATTTATGGAAGTCAAGGTTTAGATACTTCAGATTTATCATCATTTACTAATTGGTCTAGTCTTGATGCTGCTAAAGTACAGGGTTGGGTAGAGGCGGCTTTGACTGCTGATACTGTTACAGCCATGAAAGCTTCATTAGATGCACAAATAGCTGAGAAGATAACACCAACAAGCGTAACTAAAACATTAGGATAAAAATATGGAACAACAATACTTTGTCAACGTGCTACAAATATTAGACCTTGCAACAGAAAGAGGTGCTTGGAAAGGTGCTGAAATAGAAGCCATAGCTATGTTACGCAAACAAACTATGGAACAGATTAAAAACCTTGCGGAAGATTCTCAACAAAAAGAAGAACCACAAGTTGAATCAATCACTAAGAAGATTGGAGAAAAGTAATAGAAGTAAAAGAATCATTAACAACGGAGAAAGAAAATGATGTGGATTAATTTATTTATGTGGGTCACAGCAATTATAGCTATAGCTTCTTTTATAGCTGCTGTTACACCAACTCCTAGTGGAGATAAATGGTTGGCTAAACTTTATAAGGTAATTGATTTTTGTGCTTTAAATATAGGCAAAGCAAAAGAAATTGCTAGTACAAAAGAGAAAGATGGCGACAGCTAAAGACGCTCTTAATGCGATTGAGTCGCATGAAAAAGAATGTAAACTAATTTATAAAAGCATAGATGCTAGATTAGAAGCTGGCTCTAAAAGGTTTGATAAATTAGAAACTATAATATGGGGGGTATATCCTTTTATATTAGTATCATTAATAGCATCAAGGTTTGTAGGATGAGTAGAGCAAAAAAAACAGTTGCAAGAGTTGCACAAAAATTAAAAAAGGCTAGTAAGGCTCATGCTGGACAGGCAAAGGCTTTAGAGTCTATAGAATTTAAAAAAGGAAGAAAGACTAAAAAATCTAAAAGTAGAGTAAATGAAGCTGGTAACTATACTAAACCTTCATTAAGAAAAAGATTATTTAATTCTATAAAAGCAGGTGGTAAAGGTGGAAGACCTGGACAATGGAGTGCAAGAAAAGCACAGATGCTTGCTAAAAGATATAAGGCAGCAGGCGGTGGGTACAAAAGCTAACATAGTCTTTGGTGATATAAAGATACCTACATCTGCACATCCAGAGATTAAAAAATTAAAAAATAAAAACAACGTACATCAGTTGCATGGCAATAAAGTTTGGAACTCTACTCTTGTAACTATAGATATCTTAGAAGAATTAGATATTTTACATGGTAGTGTTGCTGACTTAGGTTGTGGTTGGGGTGTCCTTTCTCACTATATGCAGAAAAAAGGTTGTGATGTTACAGGATATGATTTAGATAAAAACGTAGAACCTTACTTTAAACTAATGTCTAAGCTTATGGATGTTTACCCAGAGTTTAGTAATACAGATATATTTAGTAAAAAACTACCACTAGATTATGATATATACGTAGCCAGTGATGTTTGTTTTTGGGAAGAGCATATTCTTGAATGGGTAAGACTAATAGATGTTGTTACTAAAGCTGGTAAAACATTGGTAATGATTGACCCTGGTAGAAGTTCTTTTTGGTCTTTATTAGAAATGTCACCCTGTCCTTATGAGATAGAAAGAAGATTTATAAAAGAACCTAGAAAAACTGACGCTTATATAGTTATGTTTGGAGAATAAAATGCCATTAAAGAAATCACAACGTAGTTTAAAAAAATGGACTGGACAAAAGTGGACTACTGCTAGTGGCAAAAAATCTTCTAAAACAGGCGAGGTATATGCACCTAAAGCACAAATAGACAAATTAAAATCAACACCTAAAGGTAGACGTAAACTTGCAGCAGCTAATAGAAAAAAACGAGCAGCTACTAGAAAGGGTAAACAATATGCAAAACATGGATTGCATAAAGGGAAGAAGAGATAATGGAACAAAAATCAAAAGGTTTAGATGCAGGATTACTAGCACAAAGCTTAAATCAAAAAATTTTTGAAAACGAATATATACCTGATATGTCTATAGCTGAAAACTTTGAAAAAATAATAGATGCTGCTAGAAACAAAGATGTATATAAATCAAAAGACTTTGATAAATTAGGTCTGGCTAGTGCAACTCGTATGAAAAGATTTACTGTAGGTGACCCAAATAAACCTAAAGAAATGAAACTAAAACCTAGTCTTGGTTTAAGTTTACAAGAAATAGCAGAACAATATGATTCACCTTTAATTGGTAACTATGATGCAAAAAATCATTTGATGAAATTTTTAATGGAACAAAATATGAAAAATTCAGAATTTATTCCTAACCCAAATCAAGATAGGAAAATGTTTTAATGTATGAATACAGTTGTAAAGTTGAAAGAGTTGTTGATGGCGATACTGTTGATGTTGTGTTGGACCTTGGGTTTGATATTCTTCATAAGTGCCGTGTTCGTTTATATGGCATTGATACTCCCGAGTCACGCACTCGTGACCTTGATGAGAAAGCTAGAGGAAAAATGTCTTCGGCTTTTTTGAGTGAAGCAATAGACACAGGCAAACAAGTAGTAATACAAACAAAACTTAAAGACTCTAAAGGTAAATACGGCAGAGTATTAGGTGATGTAGTAGTTGATGGAGAAAATATTAACCAGTTAATGGTTGATGCAAATTTAGCTGTAGCTTATTTTGGTCAAAGCAAAGATGAAGTTGAAAGCGAACATTTAGAAAATAGAAAAATATTAATAGATAAAGGGTTATTTGAACCTGTGACATAAGGAGTAATAATGGCTGAAGAACAATATCCATCTGGTAGATTTGGCGGTGACATGGATAGAAATGAAGTTGAAATAGACCTCAATAAATTTATGTCTCTTTTACAAGAGAAGTCAGAACTTAAAGATAGAATAAGAGAGTTAGAAGACGAATACAATCGTAATCCTTTTCAAAAGTTTATATTTGTTGCAGAAGCATTAGATAGCTGGAGAATAATACCAAGAGCATTTTTAGGTGTGTATATGTATTTGCTTTACTACACTACGTTTTGGTTTATGGATTTACCTGACCCTTCGTTTGAACAATCAGGTTTGATATCAATAGTAGTAGGTGCAGGTGCTGCTTGGTTTGGTTTATATACTAATAGTCATAAATCTAAAAGCGACTTTAAATCTAAGTAATGGAAGTATTTGAACTCATAGCAGAAGTAGGACTGCCTATAGCAAGCGGATTACTTATGGGTTTTTTTATTTTTATGGTTATGAAACAGATGATGGATGGTCTTGTAGATGAAATCAAAACAATACAAGGCATATCTAAAATGTTAATAACTAGAGCTTCTATTATGAATAATGACATGATTCGTATAGATGTAAGTGTCTCTAGTGCGTTAAATTTAGCACCAGACTTAGACAGAATATCAAGGGCAGAAAACTTTGTAGAAGATGGAAAGATAGACGCTAGGAGAGATTAGTGGATATCGTACAAATCATAGCTGACTTTGGGTTTTCTGTAGTTATGGTTGTTGGATTAGGATATTTTGTTTTTTTTGTTTGGACTACTATTACAGAAAAAATAGACCCTTCAGTAGAAGAAATGAAGGCAACTATAATACGTTTGACTGACCAACTAAGATTGTTAGACCAAGACATGATTAGGTTACAACAAAAGGTTAATACTGTTTTAGAAGTCAGAGAGAAAGAGGGGAGAGATGAAACAGCAGAACCAAAGAATAAAAAGCAAGAAGGAATTAGAAGAGTTGATTAAACAACAACAGGATAGACGTAATGGATAGACAAAAGCAAAAGGTATTACTTTTAATTTGCGTTTTAGGTCTTGCTAATGTCGTGTTAATTTCTTTAACACTCAGTGCAGATGAAATGACACACAAATTTAAAAACCCTAGTTTTTCAGGCATAAATACCTCTAGTCATTATCTGACAATAGAGAATCAAGAGTTCAATAGAAAAGAGGCGATTAGAGAAGAAATAAAAGCTTATCAAGAAGATTTAGAGCGTGAGGCAGAAAATACTACACTAGCACGTTTTATTCGTAATTTAGAGTCAAGAATTTATGCACAGCTTAGTAGACAGTTAGTTGATAGTTTATTTGGTGAAACAGCTTCTGATTTTGGCACACTTGAATTAGAAGGAAATACAATAGAATATAGAGTAGAAGACGATAAGGTAACACTAATAATTACAGATGAAGAAGGCAATACAACAGAAATTACTGTACCTCTTGGTTCTTTTACTTTCTAGTTGCTCTTTAATTATACCGCCTCTAGATAATGGTGTACCTCCTGTAAGAAATATAGAACCTGCACAAGTAAATACTTTATTAACTAAATTATCAGATGTAGAAAAACCAAATAAAAAACCTATAGTCGCAATTTACCCTAACTCATTTAAAGACCAAACAGGACAAAGGCGAAGTAATAGTCAGTATGCTAGTTTTAGCACAGCTATAACACAAGCTCCTGATGCTTATTTAATTAGAGCACTAAAACATTCAGGAGTTTTTACAGTAGTAGAACGTAAAGGTTTAGATAATCTTACTAAAGAAAGACAAATTATAAGAACTACTAGAGAAAGTTTTGATGAGAAGCAACAGGTAAAGCCTTTGCTTTTTGCAGGTTTAATAATGGAAGGTGGAGTTATAGGCTACGAATCTAATATTAAATCAGGTGGTGCAGGAGCTAGATATTTAGGAATAGGTGCTACAAAAGAGTATAGACAAGATTCAGTAACTGTATCTTTGCGTACAGTATCTGTTAGTACGGGAAAAATATTAATAGAAGTTTTAGTAACTAAATCTATTTTAAGTGCTTCAATATCATCAGATGTATTTAGATTTTACGAAAATATGACTGAACTTATTGAAATAGAAAGTGGTCTAGTAGAAAATGAATCTATAAACATAGCTTTACAAATGGCTATAGAAACAGCAGTTTTACAAACTATAAAGGAGGGATATGAACAAGAATATTGGAAAACAAATTCTTGAAATTTTTACAGCAATTTTTGTTGGATTTGTTTTATTAATTACATCTTTGCATTTAATTAGTGCAGATAATGAAATATATATTGACCAGTCAGGTGCTACATCTAATCTTGATATAGAACAAGTTGGTGGTAGCGGTAACATTATAGGTGGTGCTGATGCAACTGCTGGTGCTTCTAATATGACACCTTTAGATTTAGATGGCACAACCATGACCTTAGATATTTTGCAAAAAGGTTCTACTAATAAATTTTTAGGTGATATATGGGCAGATACCTATACAGGTTACTTTTCATTTATAGGTGATACTAATACATTTAATATGTCTACAGATGAAACAAATGCAACTGGAGCTGATGGTTCTAATGTAAACGTACAGTTTACAGGCAATACAAACACAGCAACTTTAAATCATGCTATGACAGCATTGGCTGCAAACTTAGATTTAGATTGGATAGTTCAAGGCTCAGGTAACACAATTACTTCTAGTATAGATGTTGATGGTGCTACTAACTATATGGATATTGATGGTAATGACAATACTATTACTTATGATGGTGATGGTTATGCAGGTGGTTATTTTTATTTAGACCACACAGGAAGTACAAGAACTTTTAATATAGACCAAGAATCAACTCAAGATAATGACTGGCTCAAGATTACGTCTGTTGGCTCTAATGGCACAGTATGTGTTACTCAGTCAGACTCAACTACTTCATTCGTCTGTTGAGATAGGTTCTATATCTGAACTTAGAGGTAACGCTCAAGTTCTACGAGACAAGCCTTATGGTGCTGAACTAGAGTTCAACATACAACAAATGGATGATGTCCGTACAGAAGCGGGCAGAGTAGCTATAACTTTTGAAGATGACTCTACTGTAAAACTTACAGAACATTCTAAATTGATTATAGACAAATACATCTATGACCCAGACCCTTCTAAATCAAAAATGGCATTAAAGTTTGCTAGTGGCACAGCACGTTTTATAACAGGCAAGTTTAATAATAAAAGCAACATATCTATACGAACACCTACGGCAGATATAGCTATTAGAGGTACTGATTTTACTTGTACCGTAGATGAACTAGGGCGGAGTCTAGTTATACTTTTACCAGATAAAAACGGATTATCTAGCGGAGAAATCATAGTATCTACTGGCATAGGTAGTGTCACTTTAAATAAACCCTATCAAGCTACGACTGTATCTGTTTACGAAAGTAATCCTACTAAACCTATAACTTTAGATATATCTTTAGAATTTATAGATAATTTACTTATTGTAAATCCACCAGAAGAAATAAAAGAACAACAAGAAGAAACACAAACACAAACTACGACAGATTATTTAGAGTTTGATGATTTAGATATTGATTATTTGGCAGAAGATTTTTTAGAAGCAGAAGAAGATTTAGAGTTTACAGAGCTTGATATTGATATGCTTGCTACAAATTTTTTAGAAGATTTGTTAAATGTTATTGATGCACTAGCTATAGATAAAGAAGATGACTCTTTAAAACAAGGCGGAGTTGGAATAAGAATAGCAGGAACTAAGATAGGACAAGATAAAGACACACAAATAACAACAATAGTATCAGGACAAAATATAAGTTTTATTCGTTCTGTGAGTCAAAGCACAAAGCTAGACATAGATGGTACAGGAGCTTACACAATAATATTAATGCAAGATGGAGTGACTAATACTGTTAAAGTTAATGGAGGTTCGTCAACTACTATAAATATTAAACAAGGTTCAGGATGAAGAATGTATATACTTTATTAGGTTTAATATTTATATTAAGTAGTGTATTAGTTATAGAACCAAATATTTACCAAACTTTAAAATTAAAAACTTTTGACACTTTAGTTCCAGAACAACAACCTTCTGAGTATTTTACTATTTTAAATATTACAGAAAAAGATATAGCTAATGAGGGTGGCTATCCTTTATCTAGACAAACATTAGCACAAATACAAATTAATCTTTTGCGTAAGGGAGCTATAGGAGTTGGATGGGTTATAGCTTTTCCACAACCAGATAGATTTGGTGGAGACTTTGAGTTTTCAGAAGCTTTGTCGTTTTCGCCTAGTGTGTTGGCTATGTTTGAAGGCAATGGTGAATATCCTCCTACTACAGGCACAGTTATATTAGGTGATGATATAGGTGGTTTGAAAGCAAAAGGTGTTATACAAAATATAGAAGTTTTAAAACAAAATGCTAGTCAAGGTTTAGCAGTAGCAAGAACTGATGCAGATAATTTAGTTAGAAGACTGCCATTGTTAATGAGAACTGATGATGGTTGGGTAGCATCCTATGGAACAGAAGTTTTAAAACTATTAGCTGGTGCTGATACTTATGTAATTAAAACTAATGTTAATGGTATAGAAGAAATAAGAGTTAGAGGCTTGCCTCCTGTTAAGGTAGATAGCCTTGGTAGAAAATGGATAAGTTGGGTTAATACACCACAAACTAATCTTGCTGAAATGGATGTAGAAAATAAATTTGTGTTTGTAGGATTTACTGCTAAAGGCATCATGCCACAAATAGCAGTACCTAATAATAAACTTTTAGAGCCACATAAAATACAGGCTGCACTTGCTGAGTCTATATTAATACAAGACAGTCCATACATTCCTGATTATGGCAAAGCAGTAGAAATTTTATTATTACTTGTGATGATAATACTAACTTGGATATTAATAAATATTTTTGGAATATCCTTAGGAATAATATTTACTGGTTTATTGTTTGTTTCGACAGGAGTAGCAGGTTATTATTTTATACAACAAGGTTTACTTATAGATTTTACTTGGTCTTTAGTATCTGAATTTGTTACTGCATCTACAGCTTTTTATCTTAGGTTTAGAGAACAATACAAATTAAGACAGCAAATAAAACAACAATTTGGTAAATACTTAGACCCAAGGATGGTCAAAAAATTGCAAGACAATCCTGAGTTATGTCAGGTCAATGGTAAAAGAGTTGACTGTTCTATTATTTTTACAGACCTTAGAGGGTTTACAAGTTTATCAGAGTCAGTAGAGCCTGAAGTAGTTACTTATATAATGAACGCAGTATTAGACGCACAAGTACAAGCAGCTAATAAATACTTTGGATGCACAGATAAATTTATTGGAGATGCTGGTATGTTTCATTGGAACACAATTATTCCACAAGAAGACCATCACAATTTAGCTTTGCGTGCAGCTAAAGAAATAGAAAGAAATATAGACCAGTTAAATATTAAATTTAAAGAAGAAAAAATACCTGAAGTTGCTATTGGTATAGGTGTAAATAGTGGTATTTGTATTGCTGGCAATTTTGGAGCTACAGATAGATTTGCATTTAGTCTTATAGGTGACCCATGTAATGTTGCAGCTAGATTAGAGTCAAGTACAAAAGTAGCTGGAGTGGGAGTATTAATAGGTGAAGAAACTGCAAAACATAGCAAATTTCCGTTAAAATCATTAACACCTATAGAAGTAAAAGGAAAAGCTAAAGCATTGCAAGTGTATACATGGATATAAAATTAAAAGTTTTTTTAACATGGTTTATAGATTTATTTAAAACCAGATACAAAATAACAGTATCTTTTAATAAAGAGTATGGAGATGCTGATGACAAAGTATATGTATCAAAAAAAATTATTACTAAAAAAGAAAAACATTTAAAGTTTAAAGATGAAGATAATAATTTAATTGAATATAGAAGTGCTTCGGGTCTTAATTATATTATTGAGGATATGTAATGAATCAAGCATTAGCAGGAATAATAATAGTATTAGGATTTTTAACTTATTATTTATACAACCAAAATCAAATACTTACCGCTAATAACTTAGCACTTGAGGATGCAATAGCTACACAAGAAAAAGCTATACAAAGTTTACAAGAAGATTTTTTGTTACAAACAAATCAGTTGAATGAATTAAATCTAAAAAGTCAGGCTGCTCAAAGAGAGTTAAATAGATATACCCAGTTTATACAAAACTATGAACTAGCAGCAAAAATTATTGCAGACCCTACAGAAATGCAAAGGAAAATAAATAATGGAACTAAACACATTATGGAAGACATCGAGAAGATTAGTGCTACAGTTGATAGTCTTGATGACGATATGCAGTTGCAGTCTTATTCCAACTAAACAAATAGAAATATCAGCCAAACCATTAGAGCGACAAATAGCTCATCCTGTTATGCCTAGAGAAATAGATTTGCGTGAGCCTATGTGGATGACTATAACTCCAGAAAATGTTGATGAACAATTAGCTAAGATTGAACAACAAGAAGGTGAGTTGGTGTTTTTAGCTATGACAATACCTGACTATGAAGTGATGGCATATAATATGCAAGAACTTAAAAGATATATAACGGAGTTAAAAGAAGTTGTTGTTTATTACAAAACTGTAACAACTCCTAAAAAGAAAGAGGGAGAAACATAATGGATATAGAAGTTTGTAAAGAACAAATAAAAAGGCACGAAGGAGAAGTTCTAGAAATATATGAAGACTCTTTAGGATATTTAACTTTAGGTGTAGGACATCTTATACAAAAACAAGACCCTGAATATGGAGAGCCAGCAGGTACACCTATAACTCAAGAAGTTTCTGATATGTATTACGAACAAGACTTTAAAAAACATCATATAGAAACTTTGCACGTTTTTGGAGTTAATGAAGATTGGGATGGGTTGCCAGAAGATATACAGCATGTATTGGTTAATATGTGTTTTAACCTAGGTGGTTCTAGATTATCTAAATTTGAGAATATGCTACGGGCGTGTAGAAGACATGATTGGAAAAATATGGCAAAAGAAATGGAAGATTCAAAATGGTTTTATCAAGTTGGAAGAAGGGGTAAAGAATTACAAGACATGGTATTAGGAGTGTAAAGTGCCATTTGCAAAGTTTGTATTTCAACCTGGAATTAATAAAGAGGGTACTAACTACTCTAATGAGGGTGGGTGGTTTGATGCAGATAAAGTTAGATTTAGAAAAGGCAGACCTGAAAGAATAGGCGGTTGGGAAAAAAATTCATCAAGTTCTTTTTTAGGAACTTGTAGAAAAATACATAATTATTCTGATGTTCAGTCTAATAACTTT